GAGGTGATGCTTGCAACAGATCAGATGCGGCGTTTAGAGGCGCAGTTTAAGGCACTAGAGGGTATGACTAATGTACTCGCATCTCAGATCGTAGAAGCAGGTAAAGATGCCGAAGACGAACCGGAGGCATAACTCTAAAACGTATCGCAGTGGCCTTGAAGTTGAGGCTGCTGCGTACCTCAAGGATAGGCAGAAGATTGTAGCCTATGAAAAGCTAAAGATTGAATGGGAAGATCTAAAGTATCGCACCTACACACCAGACTTTGAGTTAGATAACGGTGTAATAATTGAGATGAAAGGGTTGTTTTCTGCTGCAGATAGACGTAAACACATAGAGATACAGCGTCAGCATCCTACACTAGATATTCGTTTTGTATTTAGTAATGCTAATTCAAGGCTCTACAAGGGAGCTAAGTCTAGGTACTGTGACTGGTGTGATCAGAAGGGTTTCAAGTGGGCTAACCGTGTGATACCTGAAGAGTGGCTGAAGGAAAAGGGTAAGCGTATGAAAGAGCAACGTGTCAAAGTTAAGAGGAGAGAGTGATGGGATATGAGATTAAACCTGGCGACATCGCTATCGTGCTCAACCCTGTAGTTGAGGAGGGTGAGTGGACAGGATCTATTAAGACAGGTTTAGTCTTTGGTTCTGCTGGATCTGAGGATGGCATGAAGGCCGCTCTAGATGAGGCACTTACTATGGCTGCTGCTCAGAAGTTCTTACAGTTATACCCTGACGCATGGGAAGACTTCTCAGACCTACGCCATGAGATACTACAAGAGATGTTTCCAGATCAGTATGCAGAAGCAGAACAAGAAGAAGCAGACGAGCGCGGTTATGAGGTAGACGATAATATTGTAACTCTTAACCGCTGGACTAAGACAGAGGGAAGTGCATGAAGAAGTTTAGTGTTACCTTTGTTACTAAGGTAGATGATAATAACAACATACTATCATCATACGAAGAGAACCACGAGCAGGATATTTACGACTTGATAACAGACGTTATGTATGATGTAGATGATGTGGAGATAGAGAACTTATACGTGAAGGAGAGACAATGATCACGCAAGAAGACATAGATGCATTTGCTGCTATGACAGATGTTAACACTCAGGACTATTCGTACTGGGTAGAAGGCAAGATCGTAACGGAGGGAGAGACACGCTTAGTAGAGAATACACTGGGCCTTGTAGGTGAAGCAGGCGAGGTAGCTGAGAAGATCAAGAAGCTACTGCGTGACTCAAGCAAGATTAACTCAGATGAGATTGTTAAGGAGTTAGGTGACGTTGTGTTCTACGCTACAGCTCTAGCTAATTACTTTAGCAGTGACCTCACAGAGGTGCTGCAAACTAATATGGATAAACTAAACAGCCGTGCAAGACGTGGCGTTATTAAAGGATCAGGTGACAACCGATGAGCAATCAATTAGCAACAGACTATCAAGCATTCATTCACAAGTCACGATACGCCAAGTACTTTGACAATAAGGGACGTGAGTCATGGGGTGAAACAGTAGGACGCTACATGGATAATGTAGTACGTAAAGCGCTGGGCGGTGTAGATAACAGCTACATCAAAGACATTGAGCAAGCTATCATAGGCCAAGAGATCATGCCATCTATGCGCGCTATGATGACAGCAGGTCCAGCTTTGGATCGTGACAACACAGCAGGCTACAACTGTAGCTATCTGCCAGTGGATGACCCCAAGTCATTTGACGAGGCTATGTACATCCTCCTCTGTGGTACTGGTGTCGGGTTCTCCGTTGAGCGCCAGTTCATCAGCAAGCTCCCAGAAGTGCCTGAGTTGT